GCTTCACCGTCGCCTCGCTCTGCCCGGTGAACCAATCGCGCAACAACAGACCCTGCATGGGATCGCGATCGATGATCGCCTTCATCATGTTGACGCCGAGGCGCCCGGGCCGAACGTCCACTGCGATGGTGCCGATCGACGACTCGAGCATGCCAGATGCCCACGTCGCCTGCTGCGCGCCGATTGCGGCTACGTTCTGCCGCACCTGCTTGAACACCTCGTCGAACGCTTCGGTGGTCTGCTCTTCGATGATGCCCAGCACCTTATCCACGCGGTCGCGGCGGTATCGCTCCGCACCAGGCGCGGTCGGGTCAATGCGCGCAATCTGCGCGACGATGTCATCGAAGAGTTCCTCGATCGGCGCTGAGACGTCCGCGGACAGGCCGTTCCCGAGCCGCTGCAGCAGGATCAGGTTGCGGATGATCTCGCCGATTGGGTCGCGCGGTTCGCTCATTCGTAGAGCCCTGCCTTCCACGCGCGGTCGACGAACTGCCGGCACAGGCGGCCGTGGACGTACGTGATGCGCTCCTCGTCCTCATTGACGGAATCCGGAGCGTTCAGGCGGGTGAAGTCGAAGCGAACGCGGCGACCCCAGGCGATGGCCGCGTGAAAGAACTCGTGCGTGATGATCTCGGTACCGAGGTGGTACCGGACGAGGTTGACTTCGCAGAACAGTGGCTGACACCGACCGTTGCGGTACAGGCGGAGCTGCGTTGCCGCGCCGACGCAGTTGCGGCCGAACGTGAAGTAGCTCGCACGGCCATAAGCGCGCATCGCACGAAGCGTCGCCCACACGTTCACGCGAACGTACAGGCGACTTTTCGGCTCAGGGTACAGGCGGAACCGGTGCAGTGGCTGCTCGCCGCCGCGTCGCAGCTGGTAGTTCATCAGGCAGGCTGGGGTTGACGCCGTGGCGGGTTCCCGCGATTGCCTGGAACGGGCGGCTCGTCGCCGGTCTGCGCTGCGCGCCGGGCGAGGTCGGGCGAATTCTCGAGGCGATCACGCTCGATCTCGGCATCGAACGATTCCGGCAGGATCTCCCCCTTCTCGAGCATCTCCCACAGCGTTTCCAGGCTCAACTGACCGTCGGCCACCATCGCCCGGAGCTCGCGGATCATCGCCGGATCGAGCAGCTGCGCGTCGAAGTCGCGGTTCACCGCGCAGGTCCCGCCCGCATCCAGGTCGAGCCATTCCGCGTGGTACGACAGCGCCTCGGTTGCAGCTGCGGCGAGCAGCCGGGCGGCCGTTGATAGCGAGCTGTCAGTCTCCGATTTCTCGATGCGCCGGGCCTCTGCAGTCTCGGCAGCCCGGGTGTCGCGCTGCAGCATCGCAAGGCCGAGCGCGGCCATACGCTGCTCGATATCGCGCAGTTCCTCGCGCATCTCACTGAGCGACGCGCCATTCGGCTCGAGGTACTTCGCATCACCGCCGACGGGCAGGTTGATCCCGAAACTCGACCCGACCGGCATCGCTTCGCCTTCCCGAAGTCCGATTGTGACCGGGATCGGCACGCCGGCGATGTGCAGGCTGTTGCGGCGATCGCTGCGCACCTGGTAGTGGCCGATGTTCTCGAGTGCGAGGTCGAGCAGCGGCGGATCCGAGACCATGAAGCCGGTCCGCTCGGCGTACGCCGTCGCGAGCGGGATTCGGCTGATATCCATGGTGCCATCGGTCTCGATGACCCATTCCTCTTCGCCGCGGGCGTTCTTCCCGAGTTTCCAGACGACGTATCGAACAACACGCCGCGGCTCGCTGCCATCCTCGGTCATGACGGCAAGCGTGTACTCGCGGACGCGCTGGACTTCCTTCTCACCGAACTCGCCGTCGCGCTCGGTGGACGTGGAGAGATACGCGAAATGCTCGAGTCTGGTGACGGCGAGGTCGAACAGTGTGAGCCAGCATGGCGTGCAGACCTGGTGCGTCAGCGAAAGCCGGCAGGCGATGCACTCGGATGGCCGGAGGATCGTTCCGGTGCTGTCCCGCCATGCCTGGTTGTCGGTGCCGTTCATGATCGAACGGATCTGTGGCCGCATCCGGCGCAGCTCATCCGCGCGCCAGCCTTCCCGCTCGAGCCGGTCGAGGAATGCGGTCCAAGATTCGGCGATCGCCTTCCGGATCTCCGGTTCGTTCGGATCGTCGGTTACGACCCGATCGATCCAGATGTCACCACCACCAACACCCCTTCCCCCCACACGTGTGCGCGAAGGAAGAGTACTAGATGGTGGAGTAGTACCACTTCTGACATCTGTTATCTGATCTGTTGTCGGCACCTGGTGCATCGGTACCTCGGCACCTGGTGCCGACCCCCTCGGCACGTGGTGCCGGGGTTGGCCTACCTCGGCACGTGGTGCATCGGTTCCGACCTCAACCGATGCATGTGGTGCCGGGGTCACCCCCTGACCGATGCACGTGGTGCCGGGGTTCACCGATGCACGTGGTGCCGGGGTCGACCCGCCTACCGATGCATGAGGTGCCGGGGTTACCGATGCATATGGTGCATCGGTCGGGGTGGACACCTCGGCACGTGGTGCCGGGGTGACCGATGCACGTGGTGCCGAGGTATGCCGCGCGCGCGATGGCCGGCGAACCTTGTATTGCAACGGCTTACCGGATTCGCCAGTGCAAGAGATCCAGCCCTTGTTCTTCAGGATGGTGCGCCGTTCGCGGAACGCACGAACGCTCATGCGTGCGCGCTGGGCGGCTGTCGGATCCGGGATTGAAGTCGGCCCCCGGGATGTCCAGTCGCAAAGCCGTGCAATCGCCACGTAGGCGGCAATCGTGAGCGGATCGATTTCGGGATCATCGATCAGCTCGAATGGCACCTGCACGAATGGTTCTGGGCTAGTAGCCACAGTTGCTCCCTGCTTCGGGGTTCTGCGTCGTCACGAGTTGCTCTGCAGCTTGTTCCAATAGTTCTGCTTGAAGTTCGTGAACTTCAGGAATTCGCCGCCGTACTGGCGCTTGATCGCTTCGTAGGCGGTCTTCGGATCTGCGTCGGGGTTCTGGCTGAGGTAGGCGCGCAGTTTTTCCCACACGCCCCTGAAACGCCGCTTCTTGCCGTGCTTGCCGGTTCGCGGCTCGATCTCTCCCGTGTGCGCCACCACAGACGTCGGAGCGCGAACGACGGCTGGACGCTCCGCGGCGTCGAGCCTGGTCTCGAGCGCGTCAATCTCGTCCTCGGTCGCCTCGACTCCGTCGCGGCCAGGTACTTCGATGGTCGCGGTTCTCGACCGGAACTCCGCCGGTGACAGCGGCTTCGGTTCCTTCTCGCTCAGCGCCAGCGCGCGGTGTTCAAACGCACTCACGCGTGCGAGCACGATGATCAGGTTGTCGCCGTTGAGCCGTGGGTGATGCTCGCGCAGCGTGGCGCGTACCTCGTGCGCGAGCGTGTCGACAGGGATGCGCGTCATCGCAGACCCTCCGGATACATGGTTGGACCGGGCGCGACCGCGCCCTTACCGGCGATTTGGAAGAGGCCGAGGCCGATCAGCCAGGCGTAGCCACGCTCGGTCGCGCTCGAGGTAAAAGAGATGCGGGCTTCATAGGCGAGCTGTTCGCGCGTCACAGCTGCACGGCTACGCCGAGCGCGCATGGCCTGAAATAGCTTCCTCTCGGGGCCCTTCAGCATGTCGAGCCACATGTTGTGGTACTCGCTCAGCGTGGCCGCCTGCTGGACCTTCGTGGCCGCGCGCGCGCCATCACGCGTCAGCTTTACGGCGCCGGCGCGCGGGATCTCGAACAGGCCGTCCTGGATGAGCGCAGCGAAGTGCCGCTCGGTCGCACTGGATTTCGGAGACTTCCCGGCGAACACCGCGACCTGCGCGCGATCGGGCGTGTCGATGTTCGCAGCGAGAAGCCTCGCCGCGGCATCGAGGAGGGCCTGCTGCCCGGCGGGACGGGAGTGTGCAATTTTTTGCTGCTGTTTTTGCACGTGCTCGACGAGCTGCGTCGGCTGTGGCCGGTCATGCTCATGCGTGCCGAGAAATGGCGGTACGGTTCCGCGGACCTCCCTGATCGTTTCGTAAACCGGTGATTGCGTTCCGTCCGTAGGCGGAGTCGTTTCAGGCCCGTTCGTCGCTGCGGCGACCGCGCTCCCCTCGAGCTTTCGACTGACCGCCTTCAGTATCCGCAGCGCGCGTTCCACACTCAGCATGGCTTCGGCGATACCGACACTGCACTCACGGCCGAGCTGGATTGCGCTGGTGCGCCCGGTTTCAATGTCCGTGCGTAGCTGGGCGATCATGGGCAGGTGGCCACAGTCCGGCGCCCGTTCCGCGAGCTCGCGCTCAAGCTCGGCGATGCGCGCCTTCAGCGCCTTCGGATCGTTCGCCTTGTGCTCTTCCGCCGTGGCCGCCATCGCCGCCGTGAGCGCGCCCAGGTCCAGCGGCTCCAGATCCTTCGCCGGCGCCCGGTCTTCACTCTCGAAGTCGGGAGTACTGCTGCTGTCGTACGTTGAACGCCGTCCGATTTTCGCGAGTCCCCTGAAGCGCAGGAACGCCGGACTGTAGACGTACGCCTCACCAACACCGAGCGTGGGCAGCAGCGCATCGACCTCCCTCGCGGCCGCCTTGTCCGCCTGAGCCGTCCAGTCGATCACAACCTTCCGGTCCGGCGCGGCGTTGTTCTGGAACGCGAACATGATCTCGGTGAGCCAGAGCACGGATTTGTTGACCTCCGCCGTGCGCTGCGAGATCAGTGACATGCCGATGCCATAGTTGCGGCCGTGCTTCTGCAGCTTCTTGAACTCGTGCAGCATCATTGGGTCCTCACCCGAGGACATCTGCTGCGGCACGAACTCGTGCGCTTCCTCGAGGAACAGGTGCACCGGCGCCGGCGCGGCCTTCATGCGCCAGTAGAACCGCTTCGCAAACGCGGTGACGAAGCGTGCCTTCTCGGCATCGTGCTCGAACTGGCTTACGTCAAGCACGACACTGAGCCGCCGATCGACGATCACGTCCGCGACTAGCGCGCCGCTGGTCGGTGTGAGCGGGATATCGCCGCGCAACCCGCCGAAGATCGGGATATCGATCCCCGGCGAAGCGCCGTCCGCGTGCAAACGCAGCCCCCACCACACGCCGACCGGATCGATGATCACGACCTGCGCATCGATGCCGAGCATTTCCTCGGCAGCCTTCATTGCCGCGTACGATTTCCCGCTCCCCGGCTGGCCGAGAAAGGCGAGCTTCTTCGTGACGATCCCGCGCGGTACCGCGAACGCCGCCCCGTTGGCGGTACCCAGGTTGAGCACCGCCGTCCCCTTGCGTGTGGTCATCAGTCCGCCGCCGCGCCCGATTCCGCGGGAACTGCCTCAGTCTCATCCGCGGCCGCGACCCGAGCCTCGTGCTGCGAGTCCCACGGCAGCCCTTCGTCCTTCTGCGCGGTGGGTTGCGGGATGTCCAGCCACGCGCGAATCGCCTGAATCAACTGCTCGCGTTCGACCTTCTCGCGCTTCCGGCCCTTGTCGATCGTGAACGACAGCGGCGATGTCGTGACCTCGATTTCGACGTACTCGATCGCCCTTTCGTTGTTGTGAATCCCGAGCGCTTCCGTCCATCCGAACTTCGGCTGGCTCTTCCCTCGCACGATCAGCAACGTCTCGAGCATCAGAGCGATGCCGTCGTCGTCCGCGCCCTTTTGCGCGAGCTCCCGCCACGCGGCAGCGGTTTCGGAATCCGCGATCACGGAGTGCACTGCCTGGAGCAGAATGGCCGTCTTTTCTGCCCGGCTCTCCGGGCGCGGCCGAATGCGCTTCAGCCAGTCCTCATCGCTCTCGCCCTCGGCCGGCGCCTCCGGTACCGCCGGGATGCCTTCGATGCGCGGCGCTTCCGGCGCGGTGAGTCCGTAGACCTTCCGCACGAGCGCGAACAGCGCCTTGCCGCGCAGCGTGGCAACCGTCGCGTTGTAGTGCTCCGGATCCACGTCGTACCAGAAGGCGGGGACGCCATTGTCGGTGCGGACCTGGCACCAGACCCAGAGTGATGCGGGATCTTCCGGCTTGTGCAGGATCAAACCCGGCCACGTGCGATCCTTGCGCAACTCTTCGTGCTCATCCGTGAACTCGATCGCGTCGAACACATCGAGCAGCGCGGCCGCGATGTCGTTGTCGGTGTTTCCGGCCGTCCACTCGGCGGGCAGAATCGCCCGCAGCACGCGTTCTGATTCGCGCGCGACGATCCGGCGCCGAGCCTCTCCCTTTTCATCCTCGATCTGTTCTTCGATGTCGTCCTGCTTCTCACGGCGCCGCGGCTGCGGCTTCTCATCCTCGTTATCGAACATCTCGCCCTGCGCGCGCTCGCCCGCCTTGTAGTGCTCGGCGAGCTCCTCGAGCCGGTTGAGCAGCCGGACCAGGTCGGAGCTCATGCCGCCGGCGCTACCGTCCTCGTTCGGCTCCGGCAGGTGGGGCGAGTTGATCACGAACGGCGCGTTCAGCAGCCGGAGCGGTTTCGTCGCCGTGATGACGATGCCACTGCGCTCGTCCTTCGCGTACTTGATCGCGACTGACCGCACGGTCACATCCTCGCCGTACTTCCGATCCAGCTGCAGGATCTTCAGCAGTTCCGGTTTCATCGCGGACAACGTCGCCTCGAACTCGGGATCCGGCGCGGACTTCGATCGGAGCGTCGAAGTGATGTAATCCTTCCCGCTCTTCTCCTCGAACTCGAGTTCGACGGTTTCGCCGTCGTAGCGGATCTTTGTGAATCGCAAGTCGTTCGGCATGTACCTGCTCCGGTTGATGAGTGTTGAGGTTGACTTATGAACGGCGTGCGGTCGCGAGCGTGAACAGGCGATGCTGCGATGCGTTTGCCCCTCTGCGTGTCGAAGGCACGACGATGGACGGCCCCACGCGGAGCGCCGCCCGGTTCGGCTGCCACACGACCACGACACTGCTGAACGGCGGTGAGAACGAACCTCGGCGCCCGTTCGACTTGCGCGGGCCAATGAACGGAACGCGACCGTCAATGAATCGGATTTCGCTGGCATACTGCAGGACGCACTCGTGCCAGTACGCAGCACTCGTCCAGGCGGGAATCAGGCCGACAACGGTCGTGTGGTGCGATTCCTCGACGGCCTTCGTCAGCCACCGCGTGAGTTCACTGCGCGCATACGGCGGGTTCATCCACGCGGGACCATGCCACCGCTGAAGCAGGCCGTCATCCTCGGGCGAGTAGAACGTCGGCACCTTCGCGTTGTCCGCGGTCGCGCATACGTCGAGCTGGAACCTGAACTCGGCGTGCAGCAGATCGAACAGCCACTGCGGCGTCCCCCAGTCCTCGTGCCGGCTCATTCGCCCGCTCCCAGCCAGACGTAGAACGGACCGACGTGCAGGGAGACCTCGGCCTCCGGCCACACAATGCAGAAGCCGATCGTAAACTCAGCCCACGCGAAGCCGAGCCCGCCACGAAGCCAGGGAAGCGTGAACTCGATCATGCGGCGAGACTCTCGATCGCACGGCTGCACAGGATCTTCTGCGCGGGCGGCGTTACCGCATTGCCCAGCTGTTTTACCTGCTCGCTTGCATTGCCGGTAATCACGTATTCCGGGTGGAACGCCATCCCCGCCTTGATCTCGTGCGGCTTGAGCATGCGGAAATAGCAATCATCGACGTCGAACTCTTCGTCAGGCGTGACCAGCGCGTGCCGGTCACGTGTCGAAAGTGTTCCCATCGCTTCGCTGACGGGCCCGCCGTTGTGGGTCCCGTAATAGCTGATCAGGAAAGGTTGCCGCTGTATCAGCGCGAGCTGCGGCTTCGCGATTTGGGTGTGGAGCGGATCCGTGACCTCACGGACGAGCTGCTGAATGCGATCGTAGTCGCGCAGCGCCATGAGTGCAGCGCCGTTGATGATCAGCCGGTACTGGTTGTTGGTTGCGGCTGTGCGGAGCGGCGCATCCAGGCCGTCGACGGGATAGCCGTCCGTGCCTTCGTAGTTGCGGTACGTCATCAGGAATGACGGCGGAATCACAACGCCCTGCTTCTGCGCCGTCGTCTGGTTGTAGAGCGGCTGGTCCCCGCTCCGGGCGTAGCCTTCGCCGCGGCTGGTGTGGGCGGTGTCGAGCATCCACGGCAGCAGAACCGCGTGCGAGATATGCCCGGGCTGCGTCGGCATCGGCTCCGCGGTCGCATCGCGCACCCGACACTCGATTCCACTCGTGTACCGGCCAGTGACGATCAGCGGAGTGCGGCCGAACTTCTCGAGGCCGTAGCGGATCCGTTCGAGCGTGCGCGGCCGCAACGGCCTCTTCCGGTCACCGATGCGCTCGGAGGGGATCGTCCAGTCAATCGCGTTCAGGCCAGCGTAGTAGTACGGCGTGACCTCCGTCGCACAGGCCGGACAGCGATACACGTACTGTTGGCGATACCGACCCCACTTCCGATCCGGGCGCTTCCAGGACTGGATCGATTCGACGTTGCACTCGCAGCGCGTGCACCACGCGCGCGGCCGGATTTCCAAGTCAGGAGCGCGATTCCCCTTCCGCCAGAACACGATGTAAATGCGATCCCGACTCTGTGGTGTCGGGTGGGCAAACATCGAATTGAGGTAGACTTCGCGGAACGCGTAGCCGAGCGAGTCCATCGCCTGCAGCCACGCGCGGTACGGCTCCCAATGCCACACGTCCACCACATTTTCGACGATGACGAGCTGATAGCGGTGGTACTCGGCGAATCGCACGACATCCCACATCGTCGCTCGGCTGCGCTCGGCCGCCGGGTCCTGCGTGATCGGGATGAACGCGTCGTATTGCGACAGCCCCTTCCGCTTCGCGCCCTTCGCCAGGCTGTGATTCGTGCACTCCGGCGATGCGAGGAGGATGTCAGTACGCGGGTACCGGCGCGGATCCGTCGCTGACACGTCTGTGCAGTCGTGATCGGCGTGCGGGAAGTTGGTCGAGTGAGTCTCGATGGCACGGCGCCAGTGATTGAGACCGAGGCGCAGCTTCGCACCGGCCTCCTCGGCGCCTATCGAGCTGCCGCCGCATCCGCAGAACATATCCGTGACCGTCAGGTCAGAACCGAGGCGCGCGCGCATCACCGGGCACCTCCGGCGTACTCCGAGAGCGCAGCGCGCACACGCATCATCAGGCAGTCCGGATCATGTGCCACCGGATCATTCCAGCCCGGGGCCTTGCACTTCTCTTCGTTCACGTCGTCCG